CACGCCTGGGATGGCAAGGGGCGTCCCCATCGAAGCGGGATCGGCTCGGACTCGGGGAAGGTGTCTACCTATTTCGCGGAGAACGGCCAGCGGAAGCGCTTCGCCGTGCCGTTGGTGGATATCATCCTCGAAGCCTTCTCGGCCCCCTGGGTCAAGAAGGAGGAACCGATTCCCGACGCCTGCGTCGAGGACGCCGAGAAGGGCACGATGCAATGCCCAATTGATGGCTATTCCACCTCATGGAATGTGGACTCTCGACAGGCGTATAACTTGGCGCGGGCGCGAATGGCACGGCACTGCAAGACGAGCAAGGATATCCGGGTGCAGGAGTTCGGAGCCAAGGTGTTTGGGCAATAATGACGCCTCCGATTGAAACGGAGCTGAAGTACTGGCATCCGAATCGCTTTGGTGTGCAGTTTGCGCCACAGCCTTTTCGTGATGACCTGCATGCCGTGCATCCTGACCTCGATGTAACGTGGCATCCCGTCAAGGAGCGCTGGTTGGTCTGGTATCGTCGCCCGCGTATCGCGCACCACCTCTGCCCAGGGTGGCTCCTGCTCTGCGTGGTTGAAACCTCCACCGGAGCGTATGTGCCCTTGGATGCCCGCACCTTTGCGGCGGTTTACGAGCAGAGCGGGTTCAAGTGGGGGTCGGGGAAAGCCTACTGGGCACGGGTCGAGCGGGAAGCCCAGCGTGAACGGGACGCAGCTGACGCCGCACGAGAGCACGTCTTGGAGGATGTCGGGTCCGACCAGTGGGACCATACCAAGATTCAGGTCAGTATGCGTGGCCCGTCCAACGGTAGTAAGTTCGTCCGACATCATGCGGGAGACTGAGCATCATGGCGACCGGGCAGACCATCCTCAACCTAATGGAGGTCCTTGATCGGGGACTGCAACTCCAATCCGGTGAATCCGGCGTTACCCTCGGACTTCGGGCCGTCAATGCGTCCCAGGATTATCTAGAGTCGCTACTGGCCCTGCAACCGAACAGCTTCCTCTCCTCGACCGGCACGGTCACGACCGCTGCGGACACCGAGACCACCACCTTCCCATCCGGGTTGATCCGCCTCGACCGCCTGCAATACCTCAACGCCTCGACGAGTCGCCCGTCATGGGATCTCGAATGGGTTGGCTATACCGGCGATCAGTCTGGATTGTCCACCTATCCCACCGTGCAGTTTGATGCTACGTCCACGGGTAAACCCCGACGCTACTGGACAAATGGGCGCAATATCTATTGGGACCCCCTTCCTGACGCGACACACTCGGTGCGCTATTACGGGCTGGTGGCCGCTGATGACATCACGGCATCCGGGACATTCGCCTACCCTGACGTAGCAATCAGTGCGGTCGCAGATTATTCAGTGAAGCTGCTTCGTATCGGGAAGGACGATGACGCCCAGCCAGTCTCGGTGGTGGGGATGGAAATCTTCGAGCCCTGCATCGAAATGCTTGGACGCTTTAACCGCGACCGCGCACCAGGGTATGACTATCGGTATTACCACTCGATCTAGGGAGGCGTGATGGCGAAGCAGGTTGATTTTCAAGACACCCGTGACGTGCAGCTCGTAAAGCGGGCAGTTATTGATGATGCGTCTAGCGGAGATAACACGCTGGTGGCGGCGGTGACCGGGAAGAAGATTCGCGTCTTGGCCCTTGTCGCCACGATGACTGGGACGGCGGTCACGATTCGATTCGAGGACGGCGCGGGCGGCACGGCCCTGACCGGACAGATGGGACCCACGGCAGGACAGACGCTGGTCTTTCCGTTCAATCCAGTGGGGTGGTTCGAGACCTCGGCGAGCACTCTGCTGAATATGGAGCTGGGCGGGGCACAATCGGTGGACGGAGTGCTGGTCTACATCGAGGCGTAAATGGCTGATATTCAAGTCGCCAATACCGATTCAGATCTCTCCGGGAACACGGTTATCACGGAAGAGAACGCCTACACCATCACGGGCCTCCACACCTTTGACCGGGACCCCAATGCGCCCTTCGCCGTCGCGTCTGGGTCGGCAGTGGTGGCGAATCTCGACGCGGACCTACTGGACGGGCAGGAAGGCGCGTACTACCTCGCTGCCGCGAACGCGACCGGTACGTTGGCTGTGAATCGAGGCGGCACGGGCGCGGCCACCTTTACAGACGGCGGGGTCTTGCTGGGCAGTGGCACCTCGGCCATCACGGCCATGGCGGTCTTGTCTGATGGGCAGATGATCGTCGGGAACGGTTCTACCGATCCAGTGGCGGAAAGTGGGGCCACCCTTCGCACGTCCATTGGCGTCGGCACAGGGGATAGCCCGCAGTTCACCGCGATTGAACTCGGCGCGGCGAGCGATACGACACTTGCACGAGCGAGCGCTGGAAACGTCAACATTGAAGGCAACCTCGTCTATCGGGCTGGTGGAACGGATGTGCCCGTCGCGGACGGCGGCACGGGCGCGTCGACGTTTACGGATGGGGGTGTCTTACTCGGTAGCGGGACAGATGCCATTACGGCCACGGCAGTTCTGGGCGATGGGGTCATCCTCATCGGCGATGCCTCGGGCGACCCCACGACTCTTGATGTCGGGAGTTCCTCTGGGATTACCATTCTGGGCACGATTGCCACAGGCACCTGGCAGGGGACTGCCGTTGCCGATACGTATGTGGCAAACGATCTGACTATCTCTGGAGGCACGGTCGATAACTCCGTCATTGGCGGATCGACGGCAGCGGCCGGGAGTTTTACTTCTCTGGGCGCGAGCGCGGCACTTACGGTGGCTGGCACGGGACCCCATGCCATCGGGGGATCGGTTATAGATTACGCCCGCCTCAGCCTCGTGGGCGCATTCACATCCGGCGGTGCGAGCACAGCGGCGTTTGGTACCTACGTCGGGGGGGCCATCACCGGACATGCAGGCGACTCGGCAGGTATTTCCGGGACACGCCTTGATAATAGCGTGGTCACGGCAGGGAACGCGACCACCGTTGCCCAACTGTCCGTGAATGAGCCGCAAATCACGGTCGGATCGGGGACCGTGACGAATTCGGCTTCGATTTACGTGTCGGCGGCAGCGACGGAGGCGACGAATGATTACGCCCTCTGGGTGGACAGCGGGGCGACACAGCTGGACGGGAGTTTGACAGTCGATGGCGACCTGAACGTCGATTCGGGCGGGTTGTTTGTCGAGAGCGACAACGGGTACGTGGGCATGGGCACGACCTCTCCAGCGTCGGCGCTGCATGTCACGACCACTGTCGCTGCGGCTGTGAATAACCATATGAAAGGTGTCCAGCTCTCGCCGTCCGTCACGGGCTATCCTGGGTGGGAGGTGTACGGTATTGCGTGCTACCCGACGATGGTGGAGTCAGGCTCGGGAGTTCATGGCAATGTCGTAGGGCTACTCGTGCAGCCCACCATCACGAACGGCGTCGGCACGACGACAACCGTGAGCTCTGTATTGATTCAGGCTTTGGCGTGTCCATCGACTACGGGCACAGGAGCAGGACTCAAAGTCAACGCCACGACCGGCGCATCGACAAACAGAGCCTTGCATACGGTCGGTGATGCGTACGTGCAAGGGGCGCTCTCCAAAAGCTCTGGCAGCTTTAAGATCGATCATCCGCTCCCGTCTAAGACCGATACGAACTTCCTCGTCCACAGTTTCATCGAAGGTCCACGGGCCGACCTTCTCTACCGAGGGAGTGTCACGTTAGCTGACGGAACAGCCACGATTGACCTGGACGCGGCGGCGGGAATCACTACGGGAACATGGGTATCGCTCTGTCGTGACGAGCAGGTCTTCACGACCAACGAAACTGGATGGCATCATGTACGAGGCACTGTGAGTGGAAGTACCTTGACCATCGACTGCGAAGAGGCCTGTGACGATGTAGTGAGTTGGATGGTCGTGGCCGAGCGCCAAGATATGCACATCAAAGCTACATCATGGACGGACGAGGAAGGACGACCAATCCTCGAACCAGCGAAACCACCAGAGCCAGAGGAGAACGAATGAGTCAAGGGCCGTGGTGGGTGCGTGTCATTGGGGTAACCGGCGTCAGCGGGGCCATCGCTCTCTATTTAATTCATTT